TAGGCAAAGTTAAATAAGAAGTTACCGCTTGGGTGTTCATCATAGCCGAATTGATGTGAGGACTGATTGAGTTACTAGCGCTGACATATTAATTAGTTCAAGAGGGGGGGATAAAAACTGCGTTTGCGTGGGTAGTTATACCCTTTAGCAAGGTAACTAAAAAGAAATATTTGATAGCTTGAATTGTAATATTATTTCAGCTATAATTAAAGCATAGATAAAAAGAAAGAGGGTAAATGAAATGTTTATCATTTATTGGATAATGTCAGCCGTGTTTGGAATTATGGCGAGTGTAGACGGTTCACTTTATGGAGTTTGGTTCTTATGCTGTCTAGGTTGCTTTATTCTAGGTTTGGTAAATTTATTAAAAGGAGGTTATTGATTGACAATTTTAGCAACTTTTGTCACTATAATTTTATCATTTATTTTTATAGTTGACTTTTTACTTATAATCGCTCTTATTATTACACTATGGAGGTTTTTCGAATGACAATTAAAGACGACATCAAAGCAATTAACAAAGATATTTTTGAAGCTAAAGACTGGGAACAAATGGTTCAACGTACTAAGTATTGGGTAGTTAAATTAAAAAACATCTATCCTGATTATAATTTTAAAACTTATTTTAAACCGCTACGTGATAGAAACATCATTTTTATTGACTATAAAGTAAAAGGGGTTTACTAAAATGAAAGACTTGTTTGAACGTGTTATAACAGCTAAAGAACTACAAGAAAAAGAGGACTTCAAAGGCGGGAATGAGTGGCTAATAGAACACTTAATACCACGAGGTCAGGCAGGTCTAACAATTGCACCGCAAAAGTCTTTTAAGAGTTCTACAACCCTACAAATGGCGTTGAGTGTAGCTAAAGGTGTACCCTTTGGCTATTTTAAAACTAAAAAAGCGAACGTGCTTATAATTGACAATGAGGATACTGACTTCGTTCTACATCAACGGTTAAAGGCTTATAGTGATGTTCCTGACAATTTGCATTTCATTACAGGGGGAATTTTTAAGCTAGACAATACAAACCACATGAATGGACTTTATAAGTTCATCAAAGAGAATAACATTAAGTTTGTTATCTTGGACAACTTAAAAGACATGCTGACAGACAGAAACACTCTAAATGATATGTCAAGTATGAATGATGTCTTGAATAACATAACACGCTTGAAATTGCTCCTAAATGATGTAACGTTCCTTTTAATTGCTCACGCTAGAAAAGACACGAACAATCAATCGCTTGAGGAAAAGAGTTTTAGGGTTAGAAGTACACATGCCTTAGGTAGTTCGGCAATTGGTGCATGGTTTGAGTTCTGTTTATGTCTTAGCCCTAAAATGGGAAAGAATAGCAAGTATTCAATTTTAACTGTTGAGGCTCGTAACTACGCTTATGACAAAGAGGTTTGTCTGGGTTATGTAGCGGACCAATTCCAAATCATAGACCCCACAGGAAACAAACCTAAAGAGATACTAGAGGAGGAACAAAAAGAGGGGGAAGAATACGAGGAAACCAAAAACGACGCCGAAAGTCTTTTAACAGCGTTGCAACAAAAAGGAAAAGTAAAAGAAATTAACGATTAACCGTTTTGTCTTTGACATTGCGGTTTTTCTTTTGTATAATTAAGTCATCAAGTTAAGAGAGGGAAACAAAAAAATGAAAATTGCACTTGAAACACTTAACAAAATAGTTGTAAGACTTCAACAAAAAGAACCAGTAACAGATATTGAAAATGATATGCTTCTAGGGCTTTTAAATAGCACTTATAGCTATTATAAACAAATGGAAGATATTTCTATGCTAAATGTCTTAATCGTTCTCTATGAGCGTTTAACAGGTGTTAAAGCAGACAAAAAAGAAGAAGTGACACGCTTCATTGAAAACTTTAGTGCAAAAGGTCTTGTCAAGTTATTAGACAGCCTAGAACAAAAAGGGAAACGTCAAAAAGAAAGTAAAGTTAGTGACATGTTTATCAATGAAACAAGAATGTACTACAAAGTAGTAGCAAACAAAATCAAAGAGAGAGGTATCAAATAATGGCAATTGAAAAAGTGGTTTATTATTATGACGACGGAACTAAAAGAGAATATCCACCACGATTGACAGACCTAGAACAGTTAGAAGAGTTCAAAAAGTCAAAAGCTGATGTAACAGAAGTATATGACTTCATGCAAGAACATTTAAGCAAGTTTGAATCTAAGTTATCTTTATGCTTTAAATATATGGTTGACAATCTAGGCATGGAAGAACAACAGGCAAACAACACATTAGAATTTTGGTGTGACGAGTGGGCATTACAAAACGTTCATTTTATCCTAGAGGGCGGGGAATGCCAAATGTGTGGTAAACAATGTAATGCCAAAAAAGTCTTTTGTTCAGAAGAATGTTACAAAGATTATATTGAAATGAAATATAATTGTAATTGACATAGTTAAAAAAGTTCGATATAATTAAGTCATCAAGTTAAGAGAGGAAACAAAAAATGATTAAAGTAACTTATTTACTAGATGACGGCTCTAGTGATTGGACTTATAGCGTTAAAAAATTACGTACTGCCGTTGAATGTATTATAAAGGATATGAAAGAAGTATCAACGATTGTAAAAGTAATTGTGTTTGATGAAAATGGGAAGAAAATTTTAGAGGGTGACAGATGATATTTTTCTTTATAATTGTGTTGATTGAAACTTTAATATTATACTTGATTTTAGAAAGAGGTTAAAAAATGGCGCAAGATTATTATGCAAATAAGTACGGTATTCAATTAGAGGAGTTTTTGATTTGGGGTTCTGAATGGGACTTGAAATTCTGGCAATATAACTTCACAACTGGTCAAGGTTTTGCTTTAACAAACGCTTTGAAGTACATTGTAAGGGCTGGTAAAAAGCCTGATGAACCGTATGAAAAAGATATGGATAAATATGTTGACTACATAAATATGGCTGTCAAAATGGGCTTTACACAAGAGGAGGCGGAAGATTGGGTAGCACTTCAAAAATCAATCTTTGAGGAGTTCAAAGGAAGAAAGGCGGAACTTGAAGAACTTGAAAAAAGAAAGGAAACGAAAGAGAATGCTTAAATACGTGGCTTTCAATAGACAAACATTTATGTGGTTCCATACTAAGGAGCAACTAGCGAAACACTTTAACATCACGGTAGCTTATTTAGATTTGTGGCTGAATAAAAACAAGCCTTTAAACGGTTGGTTTGTGAAAGAGGTAAATTATGATTCTGAATTGGAACTACTTCAATAAATGGCGTGAAACTAGCTTAGAGTATCATAAAATGATAGGCGAACACAATTATACTAATGCACTAACATTTTTTTGAGTATGTAAGACAATACTTTAACGCTAAAGGCTTCCCACCTGCTGAAAAGAAAACAAAAACAGGCAGAAAAGGAAAATACACGCAAAAAGATAGTAAAGAACAATTAAAACAAATACATGAATACATCGGAGGAATAAAAAAATGTTGACTTTATTATTAACAATTATATTTATTTGGCTTGTGTTTAAAGCCGTTGAAAATGTAGCCGAAGAACTTGGAAGATACATCAGAGGGTTCTTTAAATGGTTGTGGAAAATGTACAAAAAACATATTAATAAAGGAGTTAGCCTATAATGGAAAGCAAAGTTCTAAAATTAATCAATGAAATTAAAGTACCAAAAAGCCAATATAACAGCTTTGGAAAGTACAATTTCAGAAATAACGAGGATATTCAAACGGCTTTGAAGCCTTTGTTATTACAGTTCGGTCTTATGGAAAAAGCGACAACTGAAATGTTAGAAATGAACAACGAGCTGATGTTGCACGTTCATATTGACATCTTTGACCCTGATAACCCTAATGACATCGCAAGCGGTGACGGTTGGGCAGTTATTGACATCAATAAGAAAGGTATGGATAAAGCGCAAGCAACTGGTGCTAGTCAATCATACGCAAGTAAATATGCCTACGGTCAAGCGTTGAAATTAGACGATACCAAAGACGCCGATAGTACAAATAAAGGTCCAAATAATGCTACACAGATGAAATCACGACCAAAACAAAACTATCAATACAATTTGAGCGACTTAAAGAAGAAAGTAGCAAATAAAGAAATCTCAAGCGACCAAGCCAATGAACTTTGCAAACAAGGAAAAGTAAATATGAATGCTTAACGCTTGACAAGATGAAGTAAATAAGTTATAATTAAACTATCAAATAAAGAGAGGAAAATAAAAAAATGAAAATTATTGAAACTTTAAAAGTAAACGAAATTAACACAAAACAAGTTGAAACATCAAACGGAACTAAAAAAGTTCTATCATTCAAAGCGTACCCATTTGACCACTATATCGGAGGTATTTGGTTACCTGATAGCGTAAATTATGGCGACATCGTAACAGTATTTATTGACCAAATCAAATCCGAAACAAAAGGCGACAAAACTTATTATAATGCTTCGTATGCTAAAGTAACACCTGAATTTAACTTAAACCGTGACAATAATGAACCACAAAACAATACGGTTGACTTATTTGGTGGAAGCGCTCCTGCTGATATCTCTGACGACGAATTACCATTCTAAAGGAGTTCAGCCATGGGATATGATTATGAAATGATACTTGATGAAGTAGACAAATTGAGTCTACAAGGACGAGTAGAGGAAGCAAAGGAACTTGTGAGGGAACTTGTTCCTCCTCTGTTCGCTATTGACTTTACTAACTTAATGGAATTAATTGAAAGGAATACATACAAACTATGAAAATCGCTAAAGAAACATTAAATGCACTTAAAAACATGCCTATTATCACTTTGAACACTATCCACGATTTACTAGAAGTAAAACAGCATATTAACAACTATCAACGCAATACAAACAAAAAATACGGTCTAAACCTCGAAAAAGATGAAGTAATTAACCGTGAAGTGGCTGACATGATTATTATTAACACGCTAGGAAAGTTAAACATGTTACCTGAACAGTCTTATTTCTTGCGTTTGGTTCGTAACGAAAATGTAGACACTCCTAAAGCTCGTAAGGCTGAAAAGTTCGCTGAAAAAGCCAATTTAGCTGATAAAATTGTTGAAGCTCTTAACTTCATCAACGGTAACGCGTTTATAGATATTAATGAAACAGCATTATACAACTTCATTAAAAAACAGAACGTCCAAAACCTTGAATATTTCAGCAAAGAGGGTCGTGTGGAATGGTTCTTTAGTCGTGTAGAATGGTTGTTAGATACTTATAAAGGGGGATAAATGATAAACTTACAAAATAAAAAGTTAGATATTAAAGAGTTCTTACAAGAGTTAGGCTTTACCGTTAGTTTAGACTATGAAAGAGAACCAATGGGCGTGATGTTTGCTGAAATACACCCTGTTGTTAGTCAAGTAAGCAACAATTCAGCCATTTATCAGTCGTTTAGAACGCTTGAAATTGAACTTATGGTAATTTGTACCGAAGAAACAGAAAACGGCTTATACAGGGCTGTACAACTCTTGAGCGACGAGCATTATATTTATGCCAATACAATCACAGACAACACAAATATTATCAAATTAAGAGGTAACTATTATGATTAATGACAATACATTGAATTTTATCCGTTTCTCTAGCGGTTTTAATAACTTGAAAAAAGAAGAACTCGAAGCATTTGCCGAAAATGAAATTTTTGAACTTAATGAATACAATGCAAGTGAGGGAACGCAAGGAAAATACTTCTATACTTTGGAAGATGTCAACACAAACGGAACGCTTAAAAGTTACATCATTGAATGCTTGAAACTTTCACTTCAAACACGATGGGGGAACAATCTAGAGTACCACATCGACCGCAAAACGAAATATTTAAATAAATTAACTGGAATGCAAGTGTAACACAATCTTAATTTGACAAACTTAAATAAAAGCTCTATAATTAATAATATAAAAAAGAAAGAGGAACTAAAAAATGAAACTTAAAAACCAAATCGAACTTCTCAACAACACTTTGAAATTACATGATGAAAAAGTTGATGAACATTTCC